GAACAAGTTCCAGCAGCCATAGTATCTAATTACACCCACGCTTTTTTAGTAAACTTTGATAGTGCTTCTTTTGCTGTAGCAAGCAATGCAAAAAACGTAGATCTTAAAACTTTTAGTAATCCAGTTATAATAAGGGACGCTGCTTTTATTGTAACGAAAAAATTTGAGGGTTTACACGCTGGAGCTGACGCTCATCTTGTTGATAGTAATGCGGATGGTTCTCATAACACTCATTTTGTAAGGACAGTTTTATTGGGGAGTGTAGGAGCAGAGATAATGAACAGCACCCCGCAATCTTCTACGGATGAACCCGCTGAAACACTTTTGATTCCTGCTGGCAGGAAAATTATGGCAAGATTTAGTTCTGGAGGTAGTAATAACCTAAATCAGGCAACCGCAGGTCAGGCACTTTTTCTTCTTAATATTATCGATGTAAATGAATATACAGATATTATACCTGCTTTTGATTAATAAATAACATACAATAACAATCCACAATAATCCCCGATCCTCTTGCAAAAGGAGGGAATCGGGGTTATTTTTATAATCTTTTATAATAAAAAAGTTATGGCTGAACGAAAACAACCTAAAGGAATGGTGGAGCAGAATCCCTCCAATATGATTGACAAATTAATGGAAGCTCTTCCTGAAGAAGATGCTCCTGAAACTGCTTCTACTTTAGATGAAGCTTTAGAAATGCAGACCGAGGAGGCTACACCTATGACGGGTCCAGACGAAGGTATGATGATGCAATTATACGAAATCGTTTATGGTGCATCTTATGACCCTGCCTCTCCTATGGATCAACAAAGGCTTTTCCAGATAGAAGATATTCTTTCGAAAGATCCTGATGCTCTTGAGCAGTTGAAGTCAGGAGAGATGTCAATGACTGAGTTTGCTATTCGTGTCTACAGAGACGATCCTAATAATCCAGCCATGATGGCATAATGACCCTAACCAACTTAACAGTACTTCAGCAGTTATCTGCTAATTTAACTTCAACAGGCATAAAAGGTAATATACCTGTAGGAGGGACTAACAACACAGACCTTACGTCTGATGATGCTGATTACATGTATGAGTTTGTTATCGAGTCAGCCCATGCTGACAATCAAATAACTTGGAACTTAGCAACTAATCAATTAACAAGTACAGGTTCAGGTACAGCTCCTTATGTTAGCCAAACTTTAGCAACGACAATTAGAGATGCTAATGGGGATGCAGTCCACACAGCGGGCTCAGGTGACGATAGGGTTGTTGCTATATATTATGAGACTGAAGCTGCTAGTGAAGGGGAAATAGCTATAGCTGGCCCTGCTGAATTTGGAACTATAACATTTAAATCAGGCGATGGAACTACTACTGGTGTACAAGTACCAAGATCTGCTTTAATTATTCCTCGATGGGCTCAGGCTACTGGTACAGTCACTTTTGATTTTACTCACGCAGGAAACAAGATAAAAGTAGTCTTCTTGGGCAAAACATAACAAATGGCTATATCTTCTACAAGAAGGCAACGGATAATTGAGTTCTCAACCCCGAAGGTTGCAGATCTTGTAGTAGTTGAGAGGAAAGACGCTAGTAAAAATTTACGATCTGCTGCTTCTGCGGATGATACTGCTTATGGAACAGCTCATCCTGACACAACTAATTTTCCAAATTTTAAATTAGGTCTAATTAAAAATGAAGATACTGATCAAGGTCAGTTTCAACTTTGGTACTACGTAAAAGACAGAGCAGATCAAGATCATTATAACTGGGAGTTTCAAGCTGCTGGAGCAGGTTCTTCTCGTTACGATAGTGTTGTAAGAACTTATGTATTACTTAGAAGTTCTTACAATGAAGCAGATCCTGTCATTAACTCTGCTATGATTATAACGAGTAGTGATCCATTCGAGAGTTCTGATGGGTATGTTTTGTTTGAAAAGAAACAGGTTCGTTCTGGGGATGAAACATTAGATTCCCTTTATGTGGTAGAGCAAAGAACTTTTGTTAAAAAAGTTCCTATTCGTAGAATTGATTTAGATGAAACTTTTGACGAGCCTTTACGTTCTAAAGAAACAATTTTTTATAAAGGAGAGAACCCGACTAAAACAACAATTTTTGGAGCTACTGATAATGCAATAGCGATGAACCCTGCTAAAACTACGGCTGAGACATTTGCTTTGGGTAAAGCAGCTACTGTTGAGGGGTCTATTCCTTTTTTTGGCACTAAGATAATACAAATTGGGAGTGGGTTAGATAAGTTTGGAATCCTTTGTGAAGGCAGACAGATATCAGACAACTGGTATGCTATAGCTGAACGTGAATTAATTAAAACAGATGCAAACAACATTGTTGATACCTACATTACATACCAAAACTTTTCTTGGCCCCCTGTCCTTTCTGGCATTGTCGTTGATCGCTGGACTAGGCGTGATGGAGGTGCTGATCCTGTTGAATATCCTATATACAAGCGTGGTGCTTATTCTGGGCCAACTAGGGTTGAAGTAAAAATTTATTGGCAAGATACTCCTTGGCAAATAATAAACTCTGACGGGTCTGAGGGTACTCCTTCGTCTGGGTCAGACACTAGACTAGCTTTAATTAAGCCACTGCACCCTGAACCAATTTTATTCCAGTCTCCGATTGCTAGTGTTAGCGTTCCTCCTTCGCTTCATGAAAGAATTCGTATTGTAGCTAGCACAGGGTCAAACCACCCTATTTATACTTATAAGGGTACGACTTGGACTTATAATGCTACAAACTATACGGATTGGCCCGCTTCTTTAGTGATACAAGATTCTCAAAGACCTTTTAGAGGAGGATATCTCAGAGAAAAGATAACAGCATTTATTCCAGAAGTAGGTGATTAATGGCAGTTGATGAATTCAGTGATTATCCAGATACAGGAGCGAGCGGTTCTCAGGAATACACTTCTCCTCAAGACCCATCTATAGATTTTACTTCTAAAAACCCAAGAGGTGATTATGATCCCCCACAACCTGATGCCGATTATGGTGTAGGAGCTACAGGCAATGTTTCTACTTCGGCTAGGACAAGTTCAGGTGGTGGTACGGGGGCTCCGTTTATACATCCATTTAAGCTACAAAAGTTTACAAACCCTGAAGATAATTCTACAAAGGTTAGAGTTTATGAGGGTGATGTGTATGCAAAGATAGATACATTTCAGTTAGAGCTTGTAAGTCTAACTACTTCTGTTGAATCTTATAGTACTGCTGATCCTCCAGCAGGTCCTGCTACAAAGGAGCAATCTCTTGGTAGTCACAGTATAACTTTTTCAGACGTAACAGCCCAAATGCCACAACATCAACACGATGTAGATGGTGGGGCAGTTTTCATACCACAACATAAGCATCTTGCTAGAGATTCATCTGAAGACGGTTTGGTTATGCCAGACCACAAACACGCTGCCGAGACTAGCGGAGATGATGCTATGCAAGCTACGGCTGGGAGCGCAACAGCAGACACTCAACCAGCAGGTGATCATTCACATGGAGCAGGTAATTATGCAATTCCTGACCATACACATAAAGCGCAAGAGGGTAGCAATAAGTTGTTAATACCACAACATAAACATCTCCCTAGAAATGGATCTGAAGATGGTTTGGTTATGCCTAATCATAAGCACGACGCAGGTGATTATGTAATGCCTGACCATACACATAAAGCACAAGAGGGCAGTAATAAGTTATTAATACCACAACATACGCACCTCCCAAGAAATGGGTCTGAAGACGGTTTGGTTATGCCTAACCATCAACACGATGCAGGTTCTTATGAAATGCCTGATCACCAACATACTCAAGGTGGTAGTGCAAAAGCTAAAACAGGCACGGACAGAACAACAGGAACAACGATCCAAACTGATAATACAGATCACACTCATGGTGTTTCTGGACTAACCGCTACAGTTGCAGAGCATAGTCATTCTAGTCAAGGCACTGTTTCAGGAACCGATCAAAAGCTAACAATAAAGCAACACACTCATCTCCCTAGAAATGATTCTGAAGACGGTTTGGTTATGCCAGATCACTATCATACTAGTGGGGGTACTGGAGCAGGTAGTAGTCAACAATTAAAGTTACAACAACACACCCATCTCCCTAGAAACTCATCATCGGATGATGGTTTAGTCATGCCAGACCACGAGCATAATGCGGGTGACGGTTCGGGTAATCTCAGTGTTGCGAGCCATTCGCATACTTTAAACACAGGAAACATTAATACATCTGTAGTTAATGATGGCTATAGTTCAGCGCATTCAGGCACTTGTCGAGATGCAAATCATTACCACCAAGTAGCGATCAATGCAGCAACTACCTCAGAAACACCTGCTGTTGAAGGAGTTACCGCTGGGGTAGTAGATCACAGTAGTGAAGAAGACAAAAGAAGAATCACTGGAAACACAGGAAACGTAAAAGATTTTGGAGTTGGTAATCCAGCAACTGGGGAAGCACCTGAAGACATAACAGGAAATACAGGAGGGGTAGATGATTATAGTGCTTCTGACGGAAATAACAAGAAAATAACAGGAAACACAGGAAACATTGTTGGTTTTGGGGGTTCAGGAGCTCCTGAAGAGGTTCAGGGCAATACTGGAGGTATAGTTGGCACACCCCCTTCTGGTAGCATCAATGGAACTTTAGATACGGAGGGGAACCATTCTCACGATTATTATAAAGATGATCATTCACATGATTTAGATGAGACCACGCAAACAGGTAATGTACACAACAAATCAAGTAATGATCAAATAACAGGAACTTCCTCAGAGGTTAAAGATTATAGTACTAACGCTGATAAGAAGAGAATTACTGGAAACACAGGAAATATCGACGAAACTTCTGGCACTCCTTTAGAGGTTACAGGAAACACTGGAAATTTAAATCCTCTATCTTCTACTGCAATAACAGGGACTTCCGCAGAGGTTAAAGACTATGCTACTGATTCTGCTGAAAAGAGAATAACAGGAAACACAGGAAATATCACAGAAAGTTCTGGTACTTCTTTAGAGGTTACAGGAAACACTGGAGGATTATCTACTTCTACGTCTACTGCAATAACAGGGACTTCTGATGAACACACTGGTCATCAACACACTTATGCTACTAATAATCATACACATAGTGTGACAGGAAACACAACACAGGTTACAGATTATGCTTCTAATAAGAAGGTTACTGGAGAAACAGGAAGCATTAAGGACTACAGTACAGAGGCTAATAAAAAATGTACAGGTACAACAGGAGATGTAAGAGTTGGGTCTTCTGCAACTCTCCCTGATTTTACTATTTCAGTTTCAGGAAGTTCATCTTCATCAGGCTTAAATCATTCTCATTTAGTCCCTGCTTTAACGAGCACACCGACAACACATAAGTTCGTAGCTGTAGCTGGTCAAACTTTCCAAAACAATCCTCCTGCTTTTGCAGATTTTTCAAATACTTTCAATAAAAAAATTAGATTTGAAGACGGTACAGATACATTATTTAGTTTTCATGAATCTTCTCATTCTAGTGGAGATTTTTATGCTAAATGGGAAGTGACTATTAATGAAGCTGCTGATATTCAAAGCATTGTAGGAAGCATAGAGCGTGTTGCAGTTGGAGCAGGAGCACCAGCAGACGTTCCTTTTGGACCCTTGAGTAAAAATGGTGATGGCGAATTAGTAAGAGAAGCCGACAAAAGGAAAGGAACTTTCCACCAAAAAATAGGCTCCGTAACTGCAACTACTGTAGATCAAAGACAATTCAGCAATATTAACTGGGGTGCGACGGTTTTACCTGAAGTAACTTCGACACCTTGAATTACTTGAAATTCACTTTATATTTACCCAATGCCAACCGCACAAGTAGGAAATCTAAAATCAAAATATGGTCAATATCTGGATGCAGGAGCTGCAACAGATGCTGATTGGTATAAGGCTTTAAATGAGATTATGCCCCGTATATATCAAATGGGTTTTTGGCGTGATATGATGACTACTTTAGAAGAACAAGATGTTAGTAGTGGTTATTTCACATTACCTGCCGACGATGCTTCTACAGGCGTTGGGTACGATGCTGTATTAGCTGCTATTTTAGATGACAGCCCTGCTGTTTTGTATGCTATTTGGCATGACTACAGGTTATTTGGCGAGCCATCACAGACAGCATCTTCTGATGTAACCTCTTTGATGTCTGGAGTGTTCGACGATGGGTATTCGGGATCAGAAGGTAGGAGAAGATATAGAATATCTCCAGTAGATTCAGATACAAAAGCTACTCTTTTGATGAAAAGAAAGTTCGTTGATGTGGCAATAGATGCTCATTTAGTATTTATCCCTAATGACTCTTCTATAATAAAGCATGGTTTATTAGGTAAATTAGCTGAAGATAACGCTGATGTTCAACGTGCTGAGTACCATTGGGGTGTGTGTAAAAGACAGATAGATTCTGATCTTGATTCTTACAGAGGGGGTTCAAGACCTAAAGTACACATAGCACCCGAAGGAACAGGTTCAGGAATGCGGGGGATGTACTAAACAATTTAACAATAAAACAAATAATTATATTATGGCTGAAAATAGAACATTAAAAGGAATATACGGAGAAGCAGGTGCTGTTTATGAAAGTGGCACTGATACAGTGACAGGAGACTTTTGTGCTATCTTGTGTATAACTGCTACTACATTTCAAACTTTAACTTGGGCAGAGCTTAGTGGTGATACTTTTACTGGGGTCGAAATACCTGCTGGGACTACTATCTATGGTCAAATATCTTCTTTCGCATTAGCTAGTGGTAGTAGTGCAGTGTTAGCTTATAAAGCTAGTAAGTAATCATGGCAATTCTCTCTCGTAAGTATGCAGCCTGATTAGTCATTCCTTAGTGTGTTTTTATTAAAGATGGAAAACCGTCATAAAAGTGCTATGTTTTTAACATTATGAGTAATAGTGAGATAATAAGTAAGGGAGTAACTGGCATAACTGGTTCACTCATAGCTGTTACCATACCTTACGCAGAGGTAATTCAGTGGGGCATTCAGGTTATTGGAGGTCTTTTAGGTATTGCTGTTGCGATTATTACGCTATATAATTTAATAAAAAAGAAAAAATGAACAAAGATTCAATATTAGGAATAATACGTCACATCCTCACTTTTGGAGGGGGTTTTATGACTCAAAGTGGTATTGCCACTGACAATGAAGTTACCACAGGCGTATCCGCTGCTGTCACACTTATCGGTGTTGTTTGGTCAATCTTATCTAAAAAGAAATAAAATGTATCACGGAAAATCAGGTAAAAAGGAAAAAAACCCTTCAAAAAAGCAAAATAAAAAGAAAAAGCTTTTGATGGCTACTTATAAGAAAACTAAAAAGTGACCTTTTTTAGACTATTAAAAGCAGCTTTGAGTTCATACTCTATCTATACTAACTATAAACATAGGAAATATATTTATGATCTTGAGGATGAAGTTGATCGTCTCGCTGCTGATGGTAGTCCTGCTGCCAAGTTGCGTCTGGAAAGACTTAGTAGGAGACTCCAGCTTGAACGAAAGCGCAATATATGACCCGCCTACAATTACCCTTATAAAAGGGTATGATTATCCCTTCAAAGAGGGCAACTTGATGGGTAGGGGGCAGAAGTTTCACAGTGATTTTTCCTACAGGCGTGCTATAATAATAGGAGATGATAGCAATTTGCGTAGGACACTCTCGACCAAATGATTCAGGAGCAGCCTCAGTAACTGGAGTTACGGAATGGGATTATAATTCTCAATTAGCTGATATGATCAGCGACAGGTTGAAGACTCCCCATAAAATTTACTCTACCTACAAAGGTAATAGTTATTGGAGTGCTATGAAGTGGCTTGCTAGAACTTTAAAACATGATGCGGTTGAAGCAGCCATAGAACTTCATTTCAATGCTGCCACCCCATCAGCAACGGGACATGAGTGGCTATACTGGAATACTTCTGAAAAAGGTAGGTTGTTTTCTAGATCTTTAAGAGATTCTTTTGAGGATTGTTTCCCTCAGTTAAGGAGTAGAGGAATTAAACCACGAAAGAAAGGTAGCAGAGGAGCAGGATTTTTAAGGTTAACACACTGTCCAGCGACTATCGCTGAACCGTTTTTCGGTAGCAATAAGGAGGATTGGGAGCTTGCTCTAAAGAATATGGAAGGTATTGCTACAGCAATGGCTGCTGGCATTGAACTCTACAAAGATCTCTCAGAAAGGTGGTAATGTGCAACTACCTAAAACAATATCGATTGCAGGGCAGAGGGTAAAACTTGAGCTGGTTCCTTTTAATGGGGACAGTCCTGACTTCGGATTGTATTTACACGATAAAAAAACTATCGAAATAAATAAAAATTTAAAAGGCAAAGTCCTATTAAACACTATTCGTCACGAGATGATGGAGGCTAGTCTACTCATAAGTGGAGTAGGGTGGCTTGAGAACTACGACCAAGAAGCTGTTGTACGCTGTATGGAAGAAATATTTTTTCCTGCTTGGGAGTTATTTTTGAAACGAGTAACTTGAAAATTTGAGTGTAAGAAAACAAGAATTTAAAGAAAGCGGTCCCTTCGCAGTTTATACCCCCTCTAGTGACGATATATCTCTCGCACATACAAGGGCGACTGAGATGGGAGTTCTTCCTAATTCATTTACTCAAGGCATGGGGCGGATGACTGGTTGTTTAGGAGAGATAGTAATTAATAAATTTATTAAAAAAAGTGTTTATGTAGGCAACTATGTTTTTTCTCATGACTTAGAGCATCGTCATAAACGTATAGAAGTTAAGTCTAAAACTTGTGCGTCTATACCTAAACCTGAATACTCTGTCTCTGTTAACGGGTCCTCTAAGAAGATTCCTGACAACGATGTTTATTTTTTCACCAGAGTTAGGAAAGACTTAATGTTTGTATGGATTGTTGGTTGGTTGCCCACAACTAAATTTTTTAAAGTAGCTCAGTTTAAAAAAAGAGGAGAGCAAGATGACCACGGGTTTACTTATAAAGCAGCAGGGCATCACACAGAAATGGATAAACTTAATAATCCATTTAGTTATAAATGATTTAGTCGTAAGGACTTTCCTCTTCTTCTTCAGGAGTCGAAATGTAAATAGGTAAGTCGTTTCCTGCTGCTCCTGCTATGTTGTACCAAAAGTATTCATCGGCTTCAACTGTAGACATATCTTGAGCTAACAAGTTTATGCATTTTTCTATAGAATAAACAGCTCTAGGAGGTTCATGTTCTACGTCAATACCTACAAAAGCTTCATCTAAATCATCTGCCAATACTACAGATACCGAGGGGAGGGTCTGTTCAATGAAATTTTCTATTTCTTGTCTGGTCATAAAATGGCTATTATTTTGTCATTTTGAATATTATCTATATCATATTTCTCGTCCAGATCAATTTCCCAAATCTTACCTCCTCCTTGTCCTCTAGATTTTATAGGCCGTAGATGAGAATTATTACGAGCAGCGTCTTCCATTATACCAATTCCCCGACGAAGAAACTCCATCGAGCCAGACATACCGACGTTCCTGCCTCCGTTAAAGTCTTGAACCTTAACTTGAAAATCTGTAAGGGTTCCCCTCCATGAAACACTATGCCCATACTCCCTAGCTCTTTTAACAAAGAATTCAACAAGCTCTGCAATACTTGATCTACTTGAATTGTCGTAAGCAGCACTCGCTATGACAGGATCAATGTATGAATCAACCCCAAATCTAGAAGTGCCTAACACGGATTTCGGGGGTTTAAAGTCTATTAGGAATCTAGCGAAGTAGGGTAGTTCGTCTTTTATCGTTTGTTCCAGAATGTGATTAGGAGGAAACTTACTTCTAGAAGTTTCACTAATAAGCAGTGCCATAATTTTGTCGCGGTTACTCGAGTCTAACGCAGGTATCACGCTAAGACTGTTAGGGTCCATGTTGAGAGACATTATAACTCGACCTGTCCACGGAACACTAATCGCGTCTACGTGTTTTGCATGGTATTCCATTCTAGGATTAGCTACTGCTTTCTTAATTAGCTCTGTTGCTTTTCGCTGATCCTGAAAAGAAGCTGCACTAACTGTATCATCAATTACCCACGCAGCTTTACCTCCTAAGTCTTTGTTAAAGCTTGTGCCTCCTGATATGTATTCAGAAGCATCTGCAAAACCCCCTACCAATGCAGAGATAACACAGTTACTTAAAAGCGATTTTCCTTTATTAGTGGGTCCTACTAAAAGTAAAGCCTGACCTTGAGCTGCGTTCTTATCTATTACAGATACATAAAACCTTTGAAGCCACGCATAAAGATAATCTATCGTAGGAGTCTTTGAATTATTTACAAATAAACTAGATAACCATTTGTTTATGAAAGGCCAATCTTTTTTGTTCCCTGAGTCTGCGGGTTTAACAGGATTTATATTAGCGTTATTAAGTATCCTTCTGCTATTGTAGGTAACAACTCTGTCTTTTGAGAAGATAACAGGAGCTATCTCGTCGATACGGTTATCGTTGCAGATAGAGACAAGTGCGTTCTCTACTTCTGAACAAGCTTTACCTGCTCTTATCTTAGGAGAAAACCCTGCTTGCCTTAACTCCAGTATAAGTTGTTTTTCCTGAATTTGTTGAGCAGCTCCGTAAATCAGTTTGAAATACGTTTTACCGTTGTACCAATACGTATCGAGAATACCTGAAGTCTTTGTAGTCTCATAATCAGACACAAACTTTTTGCCAAAGATCTCTGTCCAAGTAACAAAACCTTTTCCCGCTCTATCACTGTATGTAACCATACCGTTGTCTGAAACCTGACAACCTTCTCTTT